CTTTGGTAGAGCAGAGTGCGGTACTGCTACTGAAGGATCGTACGGCCGGACCATACCCTGAATAAGGTTATAGCCAAGCCGGCAGAATTCGTCAGGAAACTCAGAGATAAAAGTCGATGACCGTAAGGTTATCGTCTTTACCTCGAGTCTCTGAAGATCATCATTCCATCTTAACGGAGCTCCCATAGGGAGCGGCGTTGAGTTGGGGAGGATGTTGGACGATCTCGAAATACCGCTGAAGGATGAAGAAGTAGTTGGTATTAAACCAACACACTTTTCAACTTCTTCATGCAAGTATCGCGAGGCAGCCCAGTATCCCTTATCAAAGAGTGCATTAGCATTCATTGATAGGGAATACGATTCTGCTTTCCGAGACTTCAGGGCGTGCGTACGAAGGACGCGGATACGTACAGGTGTGACGTTTTCACCATTGAAAGCATCACGTCCACACGATTCACGGAATTTCCCTCGTATGAAGCACTTATTACGATTGAACTTGAGCCCAAAGGACTCAAGGACCGTAATAATCTTCGGGGCAATCTTTGTAGGGACGATGATATCATCGCCAAATACAAAGACTGGACCCTTCACGCTTATCCGTCCTCGTCTTACAGCCCAAACGGCCCCGCAGGCGAGCGAATAAAAAACAAGCGCCTCAATGGGGAAGCATAATGCTGAACCCATAGGCGCGAATTTTTTAAGCTCGACTACTCTCCCATCCGGGAGACGGGTCGTTTTCGACCGTGTTGCCAAAAGATAGGGTAAAAGCTCCTCTGGGAAGAGGGCTTTAACCAAATCCAATGACACACGATCGGACGCATCACGCATGTCGAGAGTAGCAAATCGACCATCAATAGATGATCTTTCTGCCAATCTTTGATGAGACGACTGGTCAGTGAAAAATACACGACCTCTAGTGAGGCGGTGGTTTTCCACCAACCAATAAATCTCACGTGCCAAACCCTGTTGCAAGTATTGTAACAGAGCTGGCTCACATGATATGATGCGTGGACCCCGAGAATCCTTTGGAACACAGACCACACGCGCGGTGGGAATTTCCCGCGTAAGTAGTCGATGCTCCAAAATAAATTCCGGGTTAAGCGAAGGTGCCCTAAACGTCGTATAGACGCTATAAGGGTACAACCGATCAAGTTCGGGATCATAGAATTGTACCTTGTACTTTTCTCGACCACGAAGATGATCGGCAACGGCACCAGGTCCATGACGAGGTGCTATATCTAGGGGATTAAATCCCCTAAACAGTCTCCGTAGTAGGAATCTGGCATAGCGGAAAGCTATGGCAGTATCTCCACTACCGGTATTCACCGAAGGGAGACTGAAGTCGGTATCCACAAAACTATCTAGACAGGTTTTCACCTGCTTGGTAGTGTATGGATACTCGACCTTGTAGCACAAGAAACATAGCTGTCGGATCATACCAACAGCAGTTTTCTTGTCATGAACCAAATGTCCCTCGATGTTGAATACGGTCATGAATAGTGCCGAAAATAATTTCGGTATATTCCAACGTACACCACTTTTACTCTTTCGAGAAAAAGCGGGAGGTACATTGAGATGACCAGATTCCAAAGCTAAATCAAGAGCTTTCCCTAACAAAGGGAGAGTTTGAGTTAGAAATTGGAATCCTTCACATCGAACCCGATTTTCGATAGTGATAATATCACGTCGAAACTCGGATTGAGGGATCTCAGGAAAACAAGCGTATGCATCCGCAAGCACATTCCTAAGAAGGCCAACGTAGAATTCTACGTCAGCTAGGCTCTTCCGGTTACCCATAAGGGTAAACCTCCAGAGGTCTTAGCCTATGTGCTTTCGGTAAACATCAACATCCAAAGTGGCATCGGTAGGCATCCTCACATTAAATCATCGGGTGTCTTCCTTCGAAGATACTCGATTATTAATATGATCAACCCAAGGATCCACTCCCACGAGACACGTAAGTATCTCATCGGAGAGGCCTCCTACGATTGACCTTGGAGGATCTTATCGAAGTCGGCGCTCTTAGCTCCCGCCGTGTCCATGAGGTCCTTAATAAAGGACACCAGGTCATAGACGGTAGTATTAGAAGCGCTTTTCCGCGGAACGGCGAGTGTCAAATTGACAACCGTCGTAAACGGGACTCCGTTGGCATCATTCTCCACGCGAGAAGCTTGGACAAGATGCCGATCGACCAAGTCCTCCCCAGCCCCCGAGGTATTGTGAGAAATCACAACCTTGGTGGGAAGCTGGAGAGAGGTAGCCCCGTCCAATCGAGTGCAGCTGGTGCCAGAGACGTTTATGGGGGTAAACGTCCGATTGGCAGCAGCCTCATTCTTAAGGACGAGGTCAGCCGAAAGGGACATAGAGGAAAACCTCCTCTTAGGTTATGGAGAGTCTATCTTACCCGCTGTAAAGCGAGCGCTGACAGAATCGCCAGTTGCTTTGGAGACAATCCCGAAAAGGGCGTATAAAGCGCCAAATTCGGAGAAAGGCCTCGTTCCCTCGAGAATGATCTTTGATAGATCGTTCCCAAGGAAACATCACCTTCCTCGTGATCCGGGCAGCGAAGGACCACGTCGCACCGGTATTCTCCTTTCCAGGAGGTACCGACATCGACGACGTCCAGACTGCCCAGATACGGTTTGTCCGAAACGTGTCGCCTCAGCCATTCGTCGATTTGAACAAAATAATCGACGACAAAACTGAACGGCACAAGATCCCACATAAAGGCCCACGCATGTGTGCCGCCAATACCCGCCCAGATAGCTTCCGCCTGCGACAGAGGTCCAGATAATCCTTTCAGATTATTCTGGATAACTGCCGTTGCGTTAAAGGTTACCAGGTCAACGGGATTGACAAAATGCAACACTTGCGTGTGCCCCGAAGTACCATCGGTGGTTGAAGCAAGATCCGCCGGATGAACCGGTTGATGTTGCTCCATATACCGACAGATAAACTTCCTTCCTTCAGTTCGTCGAAGAAACGCTAACCGCCGAAGTATCGGTGAAAAAACACCGATCATACCTTCAACCTCTCTAATGTCCGATTGGACACCAAATTGATTGATAAGGTATGCATCAGCGGCATCCGAAGTAAGACCCCTTAGGGTCCTACCCCCTAAAGGACCTTTACCTTCGGACTTGAAGATTGACCGTAGCTTCGATAAGATGCTACCAGTCTTTCTTCCGATCTGTTTGGCAAGACCCTTTAGCGAGATAAGATCACGGATCACGTTAAAGACGTCTAAGACGTCTGGAACCTGTTCAGTGAAATTATCAAAGGCAGCGTTCTGAAAATTCTGGAACGTTGAATCACTTCTAAAGAAACCCAGACCGGGTTTTAAAGAGGTGTCCACCATTCCAGTCGAGAACTGAGAGAAGTTTGTGAGATAAAACGGATCCCATCTGATCCAAGGGTTTCCATTAGTAAAATAGAAAACCTTGGCATCTTCGTTTCGCTTAAACCAGTAATGCCGGTGTTCCACCGGATTATACGAGTTTATGCGACCGACCACGTCGCTCATATTCTCGTGTTCCATAAACGTTAAGCAAGTCCGCGTACCGGTTGCATAAGAGCCATTGGCTCTTTTCAATCGGTACGAAATGGCCTTGCTATACGATGTGGCGCCACGAGTCCTTGAGCGGTGACGTGGTAAAGGGATACGTTTCATACGCTTGAACAACCTTCTTGAGATTGATGGAGTTCTGGGAAAGTCACCAGG